CTACGATATGCTTGTCTTGTGATTGGCATAAAGCAATCCAATAGGGTTCTGCCGTCTTGAGGATTGAATCGATACGTGAGGATAGGGTTCTGTTGGAGTAGTAATCATCTGGAATTACGATACCCCATTCCTCCTCTTTTATATCCTTCAACTCGATATGCGGCATTAGTCCTTCGTGTCTCTCCCTGACCCGGTTAAAGAGAACGTCGATGATCTCTTTCACCTTAGGGCCGGGTACATTAGACGGGGTAATATCAATCGAGTCAGGCTCAAGAAGAACCTTATGTATCAACGTACCTAACTGGAAGGAATCGTTATCCTTAGAATCCAGTAAGCCATCGAGATACTTCTTAAAGTACCGAGGGCTACCTCCAGACATAGGATCTATATAACTCAAGCAACTATTGTTTATAGCTGCCTTACTAAAGTAGCTTTCGTCCCCGTTCTTCATTGGTGTAAAATTTAATGGGTTCTTCTCGTTCAACTGTCAGTCCAACAAATCTATCTAAAAGAGTCTGCCGTACCAGACGTTTCGCTTCTTTATCCATCCCACTCTCGTAACCATAGTAGCCCTTTACACTTACTGTACCTTCAATAAGTTCTCCTTTAAAGGTTGCTTTATAGTTGTAGATATAGAGGATAGGATCTCCGGGCCGTAATTTCTTTTCTTCCATATCAACATATAGGGAGGGACCGAAGCCCCTCCCCTTTTAGTTAGTCAAGCCAATCTTCAAAATCTACATCATACAGATTCAACTCTTGATCTGATTCTGTTATATCGTAGAAATCAAAAGCATAATGATCTTTGAGTGCGACATCTACAGCTTCTTTAACCGTAGCAATAGCATCGCGTACTACCTCGGACTTATCAGAGGACTCATACTTAGAGACAGCAATAGTCACTACAATATCTACAGTGCCATTGATGGTCTCGTTGATTTCATTGAATGCGCCCATAATTCTTGTGTTGCGCTTGTTTTACTTCTATTAACGTGGGGTAAGGTCGTATAGATCCTTACAAGAATCACATTGAACAACCTTCAGGCTCACTTGCTTCAAGGTGCCGGGACATTCAGGACAGAAGATAGACTTCTCCTTCTCTTTCCGCTGCAATCCAAAAGCAATTTCGCTGTGGTAGTATTCTTTAATTTTGCTCATTAGGATCTGGGATTTCTAAACCTAACTCTTCAGCCGACCATTGTCTAATAAGGTTGATGTAGTTAGTGAACTCGATAGTAGTCATAGTCTTAGTATCGGTATGTTCTAACTCTACCTCCTCTGTAATGGGATTCCACTTCTCCCGCTTAGCAAACATATGCTTGAGAGATTCGTGGACGTGGGTACGCTTCAGCTCACCAGTATCATTACCTAAGTCGCTGGCTTGCATACCCTTATTCTTTAGCTCTACATAGATCATATATACCACAGTACCCCAGTAGTAAGCATTCTGATTGATGCTGCGTAGGGGAAGGGGAGTAAGGTCTATAAGAACTTCTTTGCCATTCAGTTTACTTAACTCGTTATGCCAAAGGGTTTCTTCGTATGGAACGAATTGCCCATTGATAATCTTTCCAACAGATTTGATCATTAATAAAAGGGATCATTTGTTCTATGGTCTTGCTTGATTATAAATACAAGTTTCTTATCCTCTTCATTTTCTACAGCGTGAAACTCTATAGAAGCTGAGCGAGATACATACCTGATATTGTCGTCAGGTATCTTACCCATATTAACCAGCAAGTCTTGAAATACTTTGCAGTAAATCCACTTGTTATCTAAGTCCCAGTCGCATTTGCCGGGCACGTCATACAGCTTACACTCTATCTGAATAGGGAAGGTTTTGATCTTAGGCATATGCTCTAAGAACGGCCTATAGAAATCCTTGATAGCATTAACAATCTTAACCCGTATGATAGGTGTACTTAGACCAGAATAGAAATCCTGACCGTTGATACGCTTGTATCTTGGATTGTTTACACTCTTGGAGTTCTTCACTATAGGTTGCCCATCGGGGCCACATAACCTCCCCTTAGAATCGTATCCGTATGCTTGATACTTCTTAGGGATTTTGTCAGTTTTAGAGAAGTACTTAGGTCTCCTACTATTACTCATCTTAACCTGAGTAATGTAGTTTGGCATTTCAATGGTTATGATATTCATCTAATAGCCAAGATATGGTAGAAGCTACATATGATTTACCGTGTAGCTTTACTAAGTCGCTGATATCTTTTGCTCCATAGTTCGTGGTCGCGAAACGCCCGTTAGTTAGGAACAAGGGCGAAATATCGAATTTTTTACGCATGTAGTTTGCCATCTTGATACCCGCTCTATCGAAATCGTAGAGGGAATAGACAAACTTGCTTTTCGATTTGATACCTTCAATCCACTCGGGATCGGGGTAGACGGACTCACTCTGTGGGGCAACAGCGGTAATACCAAACTCGTGTAAGACCAGTACATCCTTCATACTCTTGGTGATTATAGTACCTTTACTATAATCCCTTGGAATATGCTCACCTTGTACAACAGTGCAGTTACATATAAATCTACTGCCCTTTCTAAATGGGAAGTAGATTTTGTAGTCTCCTCCACCAAACCAGTAGGCATAAGCTACGTCGCTCTTCTGGAAGTTGTAAACGATTTTACCGTTGACCCAGACGTTGCTTACAGGATACACGTGAAACATCCGAAGGGTATCTTTTGATACACCGAAGGAAGTCCAGTACAACCTATCTACTTCTTCAAAGTCCCTTCTCTTAATTTGGATTGCGGTATGTTCCTTGTGCATCTCTTCAGGAGTGATATACTCTATACGAGGCACAGGGTTATCTGTATATAGACCGAAATCCTCTACGATAAGAGAGAGTGTTTCGTTGTAACTGAGATTAAACTTCTCCATTACAAGCTTGAAACAACCAGCTACATATCCTGTAGCAAAGTCCTTGAATAATAGGTCGCCTTGTTTGGTATAGAAGAATCCGCAACTTGGATTTTTATCCTGCCGTAATGGAGAAGTAATCCGCTTGTGAAGTTCAACCCTCACTTGCAGATACTTCTCCATTATTTGTTCTTGCGACAGGCGCGTCAGGATAAAATCTTTAGTTATGTCCGGACGCAGCGTATACATTACCAGGGTGCGCTATCCAACTCAGCACTGGCGGTTGAGTCGAATACAGAAGTGTGCGATTCAATAGTATCAGGTACTGGAGGGATAACATTATCCCACTCAGGATTGATAGTAAGCCGAGAAACCTCACTCATATTCTGAATGAAGGGAGCCACCGCACGCTTAGGGAAGGTAGTATATGCGCTGTTCTTCTTGTAGATCGTCTTGATACGTACAGGAACATTGGTATACGTCTGTCCCAACAGCTTGATGATGCCGTTAGCAAACTCTTCAAACGTCTGAGCGTGGAATACACACTTGTCTTTTGGGATATAGCAAGACAGGATATGCTTGATACGCTCGCCTTGGCTTTGGAACTCTTGCTTCACATACCGCTCGGCATCATCCTTCGACTTCGACCATCCCTTAGCAGCTTGCAAGCGGGAGTCATAGTCGATAGGAAACTCGATATGGGTGAAGGTAGCTCCGTTACTATCCGCAAAGACAAACTTCAGCACCTTCTGTCCGGTGCCATCTGTCTTGAGGTGATCATACGTAACATCTTTCAGCAAGACGTTCTCTGTGATACCAGCTTGAATCTTAGATCCACCAGAGCTGGTGTTTGTGCTTTCATCGAATCCGTACATAGTCAGTTATTTTTAATTAGATCAGGGTATATCTCAGACCAATTCAATTCCATCAGTTGATTTGCAAGACGTGGAATACGACATCCCGCATCGGTGTTTTGTCCCGTACGGAAATCAATCATCAGCTTGCCTTCAGCGTTGCGTGTAATACGTCCTACGCCATCCATAATAGAGCAGAGATGGGTCTTTAACTTACCAGTCAAAGCCACCTTCTCCACCTCGATTTGTTCCTCACCATGACCATCCTTTTGATGGCCTACAATGATGAGCTTATTGGCGATTTTAGCAAAGGTTTCTACCACAGCAATCGTTTGGTTACGTGCCATAGCCCAGCCCTTGCCGTGTGGTAAATCACCGATAGATTGTACTCTATGCTTGGCACAGATCTCTTCGGTAACCCACGCTTCGATATGATCGATAGTATCGATTACGATAAAATCAAACTTATCTTGTTGTGCAGTAATGTACTTATGCACCTCTCGTAGCGTAGGCAAATCACCTACGATAACGCTATATGCACCAGTACAGAAACTGGTTCCACCTACGGGAACTCCATCCTTAGTCCCCTTGATTTCTGTATCTATGATAAGGTGATTTGGTAACGCTGCAATAGCTGTCGTCTTACCAATCTTAGGCTTACCATAGATAAACAATCTGTGAGGACTGGGGGCTGCCTCTTGTAATCGTGGTTCAATCATCTTCAAATGTGCTAAAATGTTTATCTATTACATTGATTAAATGCTTGTTCAATCTCTTCCTCAACCAAAGGTAGCACTCACTCGCTTCTATGCTGTTCACTTTGATTAGCGATATGCTTGGAGGTAAGAAGACTTGATCAAAGGGTTCAATCTTAACCGTATTCATTAGGGGCCGGAAAGTTATTACTTCATTCTCAGATATAAAGAAGTAAGTTACTTCTGTATCTAATTGTGGCTCGTAATGATTGGTTATTGTAGGGGACTTATATACATCTCCTACATACACTTGTAGATTCTCATATGGAAAATCCACGTCGGGGACTTTGAGTTGCCTGAGGTTGAGTGTCATACTCTTCGAAGCTTCCATTCTTTAAATTGTTTGTAAGTAGCGTCAAGGCTGTTTGCCCGTGCCTGTTCTTTAGGCAGTGCAAAGCCACAAGATTTTGTGTTGGTATATTTCTACGTCCGTAATACTCTAACCCCAACAGGCTTGGTTGGTGAATGACGAGCACACAATCTGCTGCGTGATACAACTGTTTAGAACCGTGTATGTCGGTCTTCATAGGGTAATGCAGGTTGGGCACGTCAGGATCTCTGCGCCTATCTCCTTCTATCTTATCGTTTAGCTGAGAAAGCAATAATACCATTGCACCATATCTCTTACGAATCTCAATACACATCTTGCCTAACTCTGCCAGAGTTTGGATTTCGTCTTCTCCCTGTACAGGAGTAACCAAGAGTGTGTGGTCTAAACAGATTACATAGTGGGAGTCAGGGTTATCATCGACAAATTTCTTAATCGTCTTAGCAATCTGAATCCTGTTACCGGGGTTCTCTACGAAGTATAAATCGGGTTCTTTAATCTTCCCTAACCTATCGTATATAAGAGCTTTCTCAGTATCATTCAGTCGCAAGTCCGCCTTCAGAATTTTATCCAGCCCGACCGTAGACAAA